CTGTAGCTTGAGCATCTCTTTGCATCTGTTCTTGCTGCATTTGTCTTTGAACATCTGAAGGTTGCTTCGCCATAATCGCATCGTAATCCACCTTAGAAATATAATCATAAATATCTCCATTTTGAATATCAAGCATTTTCTCCAACGCCATTAACTGCGAAGCCGCAGCTTCAGGGTCTTGGTTTCTCATCGAAAAAATCAAAGTTATCTGATTAGTAATCACCGGGAATAAAGCCATATAAGTCTGCTTCTGAATTTCTAGAGACGGCAGTAGCATTGAATCCGGGTCAATAATGAAATCAATATAATCAGATAAATGTCCGGTATTCTTCATCTCATCAAATAAGCCCTTAGCTGAAATCTGTCTGGTCGGTACATTTTCCATAACTTCACCTTCCGCAGTGAAATCAAAATTAAGTCTTAAATTTTTAGAAGCTACTGCCACCATACTAACTGGGATACCATTATCATCTAAAACTTCTTGGGATTCAATAAAATAATCCGGATTCTGTTTAGTAAATTCAGCTAACCTATCTTCAGAATCAATCATAAAAACTTTGTCCACAGAATAGAGTTGTCGAATCCAGGTATTGGCAATATGAGCATCGGTTTCCAATCCCATTACCATCGAATTTTTCGGAGGGGTTAATCTATTATAAGCCGCCTCCTTCATTATAACTGTTGAACCCAAAGTATTTTCCGTGCCGGCACCAGCAACTATATTATTGATACCAGTATTTTCTTCTATGTTAATTTTCTGCCTATTAGCAAATTCCATCCCCTGTGCCACATTCCCGGAAGTTTTAATCACGTTAATGTCCGTTCCTGGGTGTTTAGGATTAACAATATTTGGACCTCTTTTATAGGTAGCGGAGCCGTTCTGAACTTGGGCTCCGAATAAAAGTGGGAATATCTCCGCCTCTACTTGCTGAGCATTAAGCGAATTTATGTAAGTATAAATCGCTGTGTTCCCACGCATCATTTCATACAAGCCAACCCCGTATGGGTCATTCATGTTTTTTTGAAAACAGCGAGCTACCACAACCGACCCGTGAGAGCCATCATTCGGCAGTTCGCCATCATAAATAACCATCTTTCCGCAGACAACAATATATCGATTCATTAAAACGTTTTCGTAGTACCCGATAGTTACACTGGTTAAAGCTTTGTCGGAATTTTCATCAGTCGCTTCTTTAGTTGCTCCGCAATATGCTAATTTCTTTTTATTCTTTTTAGCATCAGGATGCATAGTAAAGAATAAATCTTTCTGAATATCCTTCTCATAATAAACTTCAGTCTGCGACCAGACATCACCGTTGTTAAACCCAATCCCTAACCAAGTTCTAGTACAATCCAACGGTTCACGGTAAACATCATCAAACAATATTTTATCCACGCCGTTACGCTTAGCCTGAACTCTCCTAGGATAAACTCGCCACGCCGCCCAGCCGTAAGTAAATAAATTCTGATAAGTTATCATTAAGGTATTAGCCCCATTACCACCAGTCATCGCCCAATTTCGCTTCCATAATTCGTACATTGCTTTAGCATACACCTTATCGTCAGCTACCACTGTGGCATCCGGCAGTTTTCCAGCGAGGACTGAAGTCGCAATCATAATCTTTGAGAAAGCTACCGGCTCCTGAGATACCGGCACTCCGGAACGGTTCTGGTCCCTATCAGTTAATTTCTGTGGATAAATATTATAGTCGTAACTCCCATTAGCTTGCTTATTATAGAATACCATCGAACCCCAACCGGTCTTTTCATATAACTTTTGCCCATAAGAAACGGTAGTATTGAGCAAATTCATTTGGATTTCTCTAGCCAAGGAGTCAAATTTTTCACGATATTGAGATTTTTGCATCTCCTGCTTCTTTCCTTCTATAAATTCTATCGTGGCTTTATCTCCACGCAATTTAGTTTTTTGTTCAAAATCCATATATTTTATTTTAAATTACTAAATTCTCCATGATATTTAATACAAGCTTCGCAATACGCCATATACCCATCTTCCTTTTTTAAAAAACGCCCGATATATTTTTTCTCTTTATTTACTCTTATTTCAACTTTCCATTTTTTTTCTTTTTTATCCCAGAAGACTCCTTTAAAACCAGATGTGTTATTTTTATATTTTCCTCTATTTATAACATTTTGGCTATGAGTACATATTCTTAAATTATTTTCCTGGTTATTAAGTCCATCACCATCAATATGGTCTGTATCTTTACCTTTTGGCGTACCAACTATAAAAGCATGCATCAACACTGACTTCCCCTTCAAATTTCTATATGCATAAAACATTTTTCCTGATTTTTTAGCATACCATTTAAATTTGTTTAGGACTTCATAGTTAAAATCATCTACTTTTGCGAATTTTCCTTGTGTGAGTGCTATTTTTTTCATATACCTATCTAAATTATACAATTTTTTAAAAAAGTATGCAAGTTTAATGATTTATTTTCTCATATCCAGCCTGTTCTTCTGAAAAAATTGCCTTCATGTGCGAAAAACCTTCGCCTCCGGAGGTATCTTCAACATATTTTCCCTGTTCTTGAAGAATTGCATATCCAATAGCTGCACTCATTATCACATCGTCATGTTTTTTATCCATTGCCTCCGGCTTTCCCTTGACATTTCTTACAAAAGTAAACATTTCATTTAGTAATTGAGCCGGGAACCCGGTATCCTTCCGAATAAATACCGCCTTGAGAGCCGCTAAACAGAACGGACGAGTGGCAGCTGTTGTCTTCCACCCAAAAAACTTAGTAACTTTCTGGGTAATATCATCAAATACCTTCCGATAATAAAGATTAATATAACCCATCTTCTCAAGAGCATCGTTCACCCATAGTCCATCCTTATTAACTTCAATTCCAAGTAAAGCCCAATTATAGAACTTCCCCAGTTTGTAAGCTTCGGTAGCCAATTCGTCCGGAGCCACTTGGGAGCGGTAAACAGCATCGCACTCCTCTGTCTTATGGTTAATCACGTAAAGTACTTGAGCATCGCCATGAGCCAACCCTTCGGAAGTATCCCCGCCAATAATATACCTAGTCCCGACTTCCGGTTTTTTAAACATTTCCAAAGACCCGGAAGATATTTCATTGAAAATTATAGTTCCTTTATCATCTGTCCCCAGCTCTCCCCGAACACCCGGAATAACGGTAGCCAAAAGAGAAGCGGCTTTAGCAGTCGAGAAGTAAGTCTGTCCAGTAGAAAGAAACGCCTCCTCCTGAGTTGTCGGGTACTCCTGCATCAGCGACTTAATCGCATCCGGCGAGTTCTTCCCGCCGAACTGCAGCCATTTCATATAGTAATAAGTAATCTCCTTATCCGTCAGGTTATGCTCGAGTTGGTAACTCCCCCAGTCAATCTCACAAACATCCATATCTTTTGTCGGTATACACTCGTAAATCTTCTTCATTTCCATATCATCGTACTGCCAATTGTAGAAATGCGGGAGAAAATTTACCTGGGAAATCTGTGGAGTAATTTTATCTCGATTCAACCAGTTCTGTTGGAAGATTTCGTAAAACCTACCAGCCATACCTTCCGCCGTACTTTCGATAAAAATAAACCCGTCGAACGGTACTGTTGGAAAAGTACCTCGCTCCACTTCCTCCGCCCGCTTCGGAAATGCCACGCACATCTTAGCAAACTCCGAGATATGCACATAATGGTAAGTACCGGAACGTCCGGAAACTGACACCGCTATACTCGAAGTGGAACCCTGGTCCGGTCCGTAATCAACAACCACCTGCACCTTGCGGGCAGACCGGTGGTTAATCTTAAAGAACGCACCCTTAATATCTTCTGCCATATTCCTTATTGCAAATTCAATCTTCTTATCAAAAATCTCGGTAGCATCTTGCACCTTATGAGCAATAACAATCCCTTCTTTATTGGGTTGAAAGAGAATAGAATCGAGAATAAATAAATCAATAAAAGTTGTAAAGCCAAGTTGACGAGATTTAAGAATGCAGTGCCGATGATACGGATGTGGAACATTAATGTAAGTATCGTAAAAATGATGTTGAGCCCGGTTCATACGAAATACCTCTTTGGACCCATCCTTGGTAATAATAAAATAGAGGTTATCCAACCTCCATTTTTGGTCCTTAATCAAGCCGGGGTTCTGGGTAAGAAGCTCAACAATATGCTCGTTATGTTGTTTTTGATTATCCATTCTTATTTTTTAATTGCTTAAACCCCACCTCCGCTATAGCTAAAAGGTGTGCCTCACGTTCATGAAAATAGCGAAGCTGGGCTTGAACGTCCGACAATTGTTTAAAAATAACAAACAAAGAAGTCGGTTCGGCTTGAGTTCTAATAACATCGAACCGAGCATCTTTTGGTACATCCTCGAATTGTCTATAAAATTGATGTGTTGTCATATTTAAAAATCTAATTCCTCTTTAACTAATTCCCCCTCTACCGGAGGTTTGACAACCGTGTTAGAGTTGGTTGTCAAAGTCTGGTTTTCAATCTGTTGCAGTATCACCGTCCGTAATTTATTTCCAGCTTGGGATGGAGTCTTCTCTTTCGGCACCGCATTAAACCTAGACCAAGCAGAGCCAATAGCATTTAAAGCACCAATTAAATCCTTATTGGAAAATTCCTTAAATCCCCGTGCTTTAAATTCATGCATAGCAGCAAGAGCTAGATTATTACTATCAATAGCAAGTGCAGCCATTGCATTATTAAACCCGGGTTTACTTTCAATATGGGTAGAGATTGAGTTAGCAACATTTGGCGAGTAACCAACGTCTAGAGCAATACTTTTTTTTGAATCACCCTGTGCCCCCAAGAGGCGACGAGCGTAAGCCATCTGTTTCATAGTTGAAGCTTTCTTCTTAATAAACATATATCTAAATTATAACCTACTCCTGGGAGGTCGTCAAAGTTTGGGTGCTACCGACTTTTTCGAAAATAAATTGTTTTAATGTTGGCGACCACGTACGCTTTACTCTCTTCGCCCTTTCACTCCTAGCTGAATAGCTTTCAACGCCAGTCAGCAATGGTTTCGCTTTACCTTCATTTTCTAATTGCTCCCAAGTTATTCTTCCTTTTTTTACCAAAGCTTGTTTGACGGCGTAGTGGTTCATACACATTCCACGAGAGCCGCCATAAGTATCTCTTTGACAGCCGGCGACTAAACATGGTGGTTTACCACTACCTAAGTTTTCATTTTTCATAAGTTTATTTTATTGAATTATGTTGTAATAATATCATAGGTCACATAATAATGCAAGTGGATAAATAATATCGATGTTATGTCGGTATGTTATGTCCCAAATAATAAGACCAATGTTAGCTAAAATAGTCAATTTTCGGGACATAGGACATGAAAATCGACATAAACCTCTCTCGTATATATAGCCATATATTATGTCATACATATATATTCTCCTCATTACTACTTTATTTAAAATATATGTCCTATGTCCCAAAATGGTAAATAGAACTTAATATTAGCCAAAGATTTTGGGACATAATGTTTTTTCTATGCCCCATAGTTTGTCCCAAAGTTCCACTTCACCCCCATGTTTACTGGGTTAAACGCACTTTTAGGTCATGTCCCTAGGGTTGGTTATACCACCCTTTTGAATTTGGATTTAAAACGAAAATTTTGGTCGGCTAGATTTAGCTAGTGGTTTAAACGAAAAAATAGTTCCACTAGATTTAGGTGGATGTTTTTTTAAATTCTAAAGGTATGTATTAGTAAAGGGGAGACCCCCACCCCCCCCACCCCCACCACAGTTAATTAAATGATATAGGATTTATTTATTAAATAAAAAAGCGAACTGTTAATAACAAGGCTTGATGTTCTAATGTATATATAGTTATGCACAAGCTGATGATGATG